CTCGTAATTCTTCACGGCAGTGGTAGCGAGGGAAATGCCTTCCGTGATAACGCTTTGACCGCTCGTGCCTATCTCGTTCAGGACATCCTGGATAGCGCCTTCCAAGTTACTGATGGCACCGTTTATACCTTTCGACTGCTTTTCCAGCATGCCGTTAAACTTACCGCCTTCCGAGGTAGCGTCCTGGAAAGCCTTGGCCACCATTTCGGCGGAGATGGCACCCTTCGACATCTCGTCTTTCAGAGTGGCCACTGACTTGCCAGTGGTTTCCGCCATGGTGGTGAGCGGATTGAATCCGGCATTGATCATCTGAAGCAGGTCCTGCCCCATCAGTTTGCCCGTGGCGCTCATCTGCGCAAAGGCCAGGGTAAGTGAGTTGAAACGCTCCGCATTGCCCATCGACACGTCACCGATGCTCTTCATGATGGGCATCACCTTCTCCAGGTCCACGCCAAAACCGAGCAACAACTGCCCGCCCTTGGCCAGATCATTCAGAAGCAGCGGGGTCTCCACGGCAAAACTCTTCAGTTCCGAAAAGAAGGCATCCGCCTTGTCCGTATCACCGATAAGTGTACGGAACGAGATTTGAAAGCTCTCAATCTCGCCGCGTGCGTTTACAATCTGCTTGGCAAAGTCCTTGATGGCACTTACGGTAAAGTATCCGGCAATGCCGGCTCCGATGTTGCGGAAGGTGTTGTCGATGCGCTCACCCTCCGCCACGGCCTTGTCACCGATGGATTTGAAGGCGTTCTCGGCCCGCCTACCGTCAGCCAGCAACTGGGTAGTCTCAAGCCTTAATGCATAACTCTCTTTGCCGTTTTCCGTATTCATCGTACAAATTCCTCTTCTTTAGATTGTTTGAAATTATCAGGGTTGTTGGCATCCAGCCGCTCGTTCCATTTCCGTTCTTCCTTGCTTTTGGGCTCATAACTCGGGATGGCGTACCCATACATGATCAGATTTTCGTAACTCATCTCATTCAGGATGTAATCGAGCGTCACGTCCAGGTTCTTCGACATGCCCAATATGATGGCCCAGATGCTGTCGTTCAGGTCGCCTTCCTTGTCTTTCTCAGTACGTTTGCCTCGTTCAGGGAAGTGATAATTGAGAAAAAAAAAGCGATGTGCTGCATATCCAGTGTCTCCTTGATGAGGCCGAGCAGTTCTTCGCCGGAAGCGTTTTCAAGCAGTTCCCTCGAAAGGATGGAACGATGGTCCACTTCCACCTCTTCCGTTTCCCTGAATAGCCCGAAAAAGCGTTTCCTCTCCTTTTTCTCCATGGTGACGATACCCTTCTTGCCCAAGATAAGCGTAGCGGCGATATCGCCAAGGCATTCGCAATCCTTGGCGAAGGCCAGCGTATAGGCCAGCCTTCCGTCTTCCTCTTTCGGGAAGGGCACCTGCATGCCGCTAATCAGTTTGGACACCTCGATGAGCGTGGCCACGGTAGGACGGGCCACCGTGTACTCTTTTCCGCCCAGCGACACCTTGTAAGGTTCCTGAAGGACGGCATCCGACACCTGTTGTTCTATTGTCTTTTCCATTGCGATTGATTGTTATTGCGAACAGCCGGGATTCGGACCCGGTTCTTTCCCCGCAGAGCAGAGGAACGTCTTACCCATAAACGACTGCCCAACCATTAAAGTCCCATTACGGCCTTTATGCGCTCTTCTCGGACGTTTCCGCCTTCTTCTTGGTGAATCTCGAGTACCAATAGCCGGCCGCACCTTTCAGAATATCGAAATCCAAATCGATGTAGTTGCCATCCTCCTCGTTCCAACCGGGCTTTGCGGTCACGCTGCACGCAGGTGCCTTGATACCCTTGGCGCCCACGTTCTTCGGGGTGACCTTGCAGGAGCGGTAGCCGCTCACCACGTGGGTGTTCACCTTCTGCTCACCGTCGGTGCCCACTTCGCTCGACAAGCCCAGAGCGACATACAATTCGTCACTCGGCTCAATCACACGGGTAGAGAGTTTGTATCCTCCCTCAAGGGTTTCCTTGCCCACGGTCTTGCCGCCGGTGGCCTTCGCCTCAAGCGTGTCACCCTCGGTAGCCTCGAGCGTGGAAGACTTGTCCTTGATGGTGCCGACAGAAGTCAGCGAAGCGGCCATCGTGCCGTCATCGTTGGTGATACCCATCTCGATCTCGCACTCCGACCATGCCATAACAATGTTATTATTCTCGCTCATATTCTTTAAATTTAGAATGTTACTCTTTTAAATTCCAGATAAATGCTCACAAAATGCTGGTGCATCCCTTCCTCGGGGAAGGAGCAGGTAGCCTGGTTCAGGCGGAAGGCATATTCGTGCAAAAGGGCATCGTTCAGGACCTCCAGCATGGGTTCGTCGAGGGCGGAGAGTTCGGTGTTGCGTCCTTTATCCTCCACGAGGTTGCCGTTTCCGCAGTCCACATCCTCTGTGTAGATGTTCACATGGATGCGTCCTGTCTGAATCTGCTCGGAATCTCCGGTGGATACGATAACCACCGCGTCTTCCGTCGTGGCGTCGAGGGGGCGCATGCCACTCTTGTAGACCGTGCCTCCTATCTTGCCGTCGAAGAAGTCCACGAGTACCGCATAGACGTCTTCCTCCACCTTCAACATGCTTTTCTTTCCCATATCAAATCAATCCCAGTTTCTTTAATAATTGCGGGATGAGCCTTGCGGCCAGCGTCTCGGCGGAGTCCAGCACGTTCAGTCCGTGAGCCTCCACATAAGCCGCGTATTTCATGCCCGCCACCACTATCAACACAATGCCCGTCGGATATTCGGAACAAAGGCTGGCGATGAATTTCTTGCCTTCCGAAGGACCTTTCGTGGATTGGGTGGATACGGCCTCAAAGCCGCCCCTCTTCACCACGTGCCCATCCTCCAGTACGTAATATCCGGTGGAAGACCTCAGGTTGCCCGTGCGGTCGGTGTAGCGTCTTGCCGTTCTCGCCTCCTTCACGCATTGCAGCCCCACGTAGTCGAGCAACTCGATGCAAGCCTCTATCCGAAGCTCTACCTGCCGTTCCACATACTTTGTGAACCCGCCGCCTGAGGATGTCCTGCTGATTGGCATACGCTATTCCACCGTTATTTTCACATTACCCACGACATCGAGGAACTGGACGTCCTGAACCCGGAACTTGCCCAACTCCGTCCCGCGTTTCGTGGTCAGTACGATATACTCCGCCGCGAAGTCGCAGGTGTCGATGAGCACCACATACTTTGCTTGCGTGAAGGTGCCGCCCTCATAACGGCCCAGCCGGTCGTTCTGATTGACGGTGTAGTTGCAGGGGATGGGGTCCGAAAGGGTCTCCACCGCCTTCACGGGGTTGCCGTTCACCAGTCCCCCGCCTTCCTTCTTCACAATCCGTATGTTTCCGTTCTCGATAATCATAAGTCCTCCCCTTGGTATCCGAACACACCCTTGCCGCTTCCGCCCACCTCCAGGCGGATGGATTCGGCCTTCTGTCTGAAACGCTTCCTGTCTTCATCGGTGAAGCTGTATGATATGCCCGCCTGGGTGACGTTGGGCGCCTCGGACAGAAAGTCGTAGATGCGCGCCTTGGCACGCTTGAATGCCTTGCCCGTCCTAACCTCCGCTGTCAACTCCCCGTTAGGGACCAAGCCCTGCTCCTCGGCCGCGTCGTCAAACACGGCCGAAGGAACCGGGTAGTTGGTCAAGCCTCTCAATGAATTGGAAATCGTCATCATGATTATGCAGTCTTGTCAGCCTCGCCACCGTTCCACTTTGTGGAAGCCACGTTCAGGAACACGAGCGACTTGCGGTTGCTCAATGCCGGCTGCACGTAGGCTTCCGCCATCGTCACTTCAGCCAACGGATTCACTTCCGAATAGCGGGTCACCTTGAAGTAAGAGCCCTGAGTCTGGATGGCCTCCGTGCCGTCCTGAATGGGAACGGGCTTGTAGTAGGTGTAACCCAGACGCGGTTCGGGCGAGAGGGTGACTACGTTTTCGTTCCAGGGCTTCACGGTCTCGCGTGAGCCGTTTTTCTGCTCGATGGTGACATAAGAATCGATGACCAGCAACTGAGGATACTTGTTCTTCTGCATGTAGCGGTTGATGGTATCCAGGTCCACGTTGTCCACGCTGGCCAGGCCCACCGCCTTCAGGATGACACCGGCTACACGGTTGATGGTCTTCTTCTGCATGCAGAGTTCCTCGTAAGCCGCCTGCTCCAGGATGGCGTAACGGGGCTTGTTGCCGCCTTCCTTGGCGATGAGCTTCATGCCTGCGATGATATCACCCAGGCCGTCGGCATTCTCGTGGTCGCTCCAGGGAGCGGTTGAGCCGAGGTAGTGCTTTGCGGGCACGTTAAAGTTCAACTCGTCGCTCTCGGCCATATCGCCGTCGTACTTGGAATTCAGCGCCAGGCGACCGGAAGAACCGATGCGCAGCGCATCCATCTCCACGCGGTAGTCCATACCGTCAGAGCAGCCCTTCACATCATCATACACCAGGTTCACCAGCTCTTTTGCTGCAACGGGGTCATCGTTGCTTGCAGCCAGCACCTGCGCCTCCTGGTACTCGTTCACCTGCAACTCGTCCTTCTGCTTCGCGATGGAGATCTTCGCCAACACGCCGTTCCAAGCACCCACCATCTTGCGGGTCTTGAGGGGCGCCTTCGTGTTGAAGGCCACGCGGTCAGCCGACACGGGGATGCCCTCATCGCCTTCGAGACCCTTGATATCAAACTTGCGGGTATACTTCAGCGGGAAGAGGACCGGCCATGCCAGGCCCTTTCCAGGAGTATAGGAATTGACCTCGACCTGAAGACCGGCACGGTCAATGTCGAATAAGGGTTTATTCATCTCTCCCATAATTATACACGTTTAATGGTTACTAACAGGGCTTCGATATCGCTGCCGATACAAGCCGTTTCCTTTCTCACGTTCGCACCGTTGATCAGACGGACGGGCTGGTCGCCCATACCGCCGAACACGGTATTGCCCAGGATATACTCGGGAGTATAGATGGGCGCTGCCGCCGATGCGGATGCCTTGGCGGCCTGATACAGCGATTCGCCAGCCTTGACGGCCACGCCCATGGTGACGGTCACCACATCCTTCTCGCTGTCGGAACTGTCCACTGCGGTACAAGCCACCGCCTTCTTGCCATAGGCAAGCACGTCGCCCACAGCGATACCGCTGCCCTTGGCGATATTGACGGTAGTGTCCTCGGCAGACACATCGGATACCAGCAGGAAAGACTTGATGACAGCGTACTTGCCGTCACTGTTCTTGCCCACCGCCGTAGTCTCGGGGGCGTCAAAGCCAGGGTCGGCTACAAGGCCGCCACCGGGTTTCTCGGCAAACACCTGTTCGATGCGAACAGGAGCCGCCTCGCCTTCCGAATCGTAGTGAAATCTTTTCATGTCGATTGTCATTTAGTTGGCAGTCCACTGATGGCCGGGGCTGCCTGTTCGGCCTTTCTTGCCTCCGCACGTTCCAGAACGTACTTGTTCATCTGCTCGCTGCCTATCTTGGCGCCGCTCTTGGGAGCGCCTACCGCACCTTTTTCGGCGGAGATGGCAGTCTTCACATCATCGGAGATTTCCTCCATGTACGCGGCAAAGTCCTCATCGTCCTTAAAGGACATGCGGGCATACTGCCGCTTGTACTGGTCCTTCAGTTTGTCGGAGGCACCCTCAAACAATTTGTCGAACTGTGCATTGCGCGAGTTCGCCGTGCGGCCCTTTTCGAAGTCATCCAATCGGGTGCCCATTGAATCCAGACGGTCCAGGATGGTCTTCACATACGAAGGCACTTGCGGTTCGTCTGTCTTCTTTTTACCGTCCGGATTATCCGGCGTGTCAGGATCCTCTTTGTCGGGGTCCTTCTTGTTGGGATCCTCTACGGGTTTGCCTTCCGAAAGGCCGTACTTCTTTTCATAGCCCTTGATGGCCGATTCCTGAGCTTCAGTCACCCGGCTGTCCGTGTAGCTATCGATTATCTGCTGCAGAGTAGTATCCTCGACGAATGTCTTGGCCTCCTCTTCCGACTTGACAGTCTTCGCCCCCTTCGTGGCTATCCTGTCCAACACCTTTTCGTCTATCCCACTCTCTGCGAACTTGGTCTTCAACGAATCTAAGATAGTGCGTTTTAAACTCATCTGTATACAAATTTTTGGTTCATACAAAGCTATATATTATTGATGGAAAATCCATCACATTTGCCAAAATATTAATACAATTTAGTTAATTAAACTCTTAATTAATAACGAGTTTGTCCATGATGGCAAAACTTTCATCCTGATTCTTCGTCCATCGGAGTATCTTGCCCTTGGCAAGGAGGAACTGGGGGATGCCGATGCAGTGCTCCTCATCGTCGTTAAAGGTCGGCTCGTAGACGTCATAGCCGTTCCACTTGCCGAGGTACTTCACATCGTCATAGATACTCTTTTGAGCCATCTTTTTCGCAATTTTAGTTATTTTTTCGTTCATAATGATTGGTTTTTAAAATATTAGTCGTATATTTGCGGTGTTCTTAGGGCACGTTTGCATCGCAAGATGAGGATACCTTCGAGCAGCACCGATTAAGTTCGTGAAATCGCACCTCCACGGATAGTGCGGTTTGAAGAGGGTACTTGTATCCTCTTTTTTTATTTTGATTTTTCCCATAACTTACGGAAGTCGCTTCTAAAATTTTTCGATGAAACAATACGCCTATCTACTTTTATCAATCTCGTTCCCTTTAATAAGAAGACCTCATTCAGTAACGAACTTTGCATAAACGCATTCTTTACTTCATTCGCAATATAGTTCGTATCATTCGTACCAAGAATATCCACAACAATTCGTTCAGACTGCTTTGAACCTTTACTAAGTAAATGATCAAGAGAACTAGCCCCATTCAGTGTTTTACCTTCAAGGCAGAAAATTTTCCCATTGCGTGCCACAACATAGTCTGCACTTTTCCCACTATTTGGATTTGGCATAAGATATACATCCATCTTGTTAGCCAGCAACTTCTTGGCAATCGTTAAGTTCTTCGGCATCTCGTTTTTCTTTAACAACTTGTCAAAGTCGCCCATATTGACGCCAAAAATGGAATTCTTTGCCGTTGAATGATAATTCAACCGTTTGAAACTCTTGCTGCTGATAATCGTCTGAAGGATTTCAACCTTCTCCCTATTGGTTTCCGCCTTGTAATAGTCCTGGATTAACTTCGTCATGCCACGGAACTCATCGGTCGCAACTGCACCCATGCCACCAGCTTTGCTTGCCGCACCGCTAACCGCCTTGCCAGAGGCCTTGGTGAGCACCTTGCCGCAGACCTCCGGATTGGCCGTCAGATTATCTACTCGCAGCACGTACACACGCCTGATTTTGGAGGTGTACTCTTTGGTCATAAAATCAATGGCGCCATTCTGAGGGTCATACCATTGTCCGGTCCCATCTGCAAAGCGTTCGAAGGTAACAATATGACCTTTCTTTCGATTCTTCCAATCCCAATTTACATGGTAGCGCCCAGGCGACGAAGTTGCTTCATTGAACTTCCAATCCATGTGAATACCAACATAGATCTTATTCGGGACATCCCCTTTTCCATCAAGCCAAGCCTTCTCAGTTGCGTGTGACAACTTCTCCAACGCGCTGCCTTTGAGGTTCGGCAAAGCCTCCACGGGGAAGCCGCGTCTTCTGAGTTCGTTGGCCACCACGCATGTCTGACAGTTGATGCGGTATGCCTCGCTCTCACCATAGTGCGGATTCCCTCTCATCTCGTTGGCCTCCTCGAAGGTCATGGACGAGCCACGATTCACGCCGAGTGCCGTTTCCATCACACGGAAGTTGTCCTGCATGGCCTGCGAGTAGTTCTTCAGGTCAGTGGTATCCTCTATCAGCGGCACATACTTCGGGTTGTCGGTAACGAAGTACGGCATATTGGCCCAGTTCTTGGCCCGCTCTCGGTTCTCCTCCGCCCAGTCGGCCAACTTGTCGGGGCCGTCAAAGTCCACCTTCTCGAACTCGTAGTCCGACACGTCCTCTCCGTCGATCATCTTCTGCGCATAGTCCAGGAACTCCTCCTGCGAGGGTGTGATAGGCACCGCCACGCACCGGCACTGCGGATGCCACCCCACGAACTTGAAATCAGAGGGATACTTGCCCGCCAGCATGTCGCATACATCAGAGAGATGGTTGTTCGAAAGGATGATCTCGTAGCCCAGCACCAGTTTGTTGTCCTTCCACGCCTCGTAATCGGCGGTATGGTAGGCCATGTTGATTTCGGTACGGCTCAGGCGCATGGCGTTCTTGTAGGACGAGCGGTAAACACCTTGTCCCGGGTGGTAGTTCTTGGCACGCTCCGAGAGGCGCAAGTTGCCCTCCTTGTCCTTCACACGGCGGAAGAGTTTGTCCGGCTCCTTGAGGAACTTGCGGATGTCGCGGCTCAGTTGGGCCGCACTGCGCCCGTCACCCAACGCCACGTCCAAAGCAAGTTCGAATTCGGGCTTGCCGTTGTCCACGATGCTCCACACGTACTCCGAGAGTTTCATCCCATTCACCTTGCGGTCCTGGAAGGCGACCAGCGCCTCCATGTTCCTCGGTTTGAAGGAATCAATCTGCTCCGACGTGAGGCCGCTGTTCCGAGTGAGTTTGTCCACCCACGAGGAGTTCTTGTCGTAGCTCAGGCTCCAGGCTTCCTCCTCGCCGGTGGTGATAAGGTCGCAAAGGCCGCTGTACAGTTCGCGGTACACCTTCTCCGCCTGCTTCTTGGCGGCAGGATAGTCGTCGAACGAGAAAGGTTCCTCCTCGTTGTGTCCGGTACGCTGGGCGATGCGGGACAGCTTGTCGGCCGCCTGCTTGTAGAGCAAGTCCACCCTCCTTGTCGCCTTGGCAAGGTTCGTGAGGTGCTGTTTGTCGAATTCGTTTGCTTTGGGCATGGTATCGTTCGGTTATCGTTTTACATAGTGGGTTCGCCGAATCCGCTCATGGAATCACGGCTCTCGTCCTCCTCAATCAGTTTCAGTTCCTCATCCACATCATCCACCATTCCGAAGTTTCTGACGGCCGTTCGGCGTGCCATGATGGCCCGTCCGCCGGTGGCGTCGGTCAGGTTCTTGATTTGCTCGCTGTCGTCCTTGATGTTGTAAGGGGTAATCACCACGTCCACATCCAGCGATTCGATGGCAGCCTCCAACGAGGGATACATCTTCTTCATGAAGGCCTTCACCACATTGATCTCGCGGTAGAACACGTCGAGCCAGTCGCCGCTCTCGTCCGTCACCTTCAGTTGACCGTCCACGAACATCATCTTGCGTGCCTCGCCGCTCATGGGCGTGGTCTTCATGGTGTCGAACGACATATCCGGGAGTTGGAGCTGTACGAAGAAGTTCTGACGGATGGTCTCGATATGGAACTTCAGGCTGTCGATAGCCTGCTCCCACGTCTGGTACCCCGCCTTGGCACTGGCCGGATACTTCAGCACGTTGCGGGCGGCGCTGTCCTTCTGGTCTTCCTCGCCGAAGGTCACATCCTCATCGCAGAACACCACCCAGTTGGGACGGCTGTTCTTGCGCAGGTAGTTACCGTTACGGCTCAGCGACCATTCCGCCTCGAACACGTTCTTGCTCTCATCCTCCCAAATCGGCTCGGGACGGTAGGCATACACACCCGGTATCTTGCCGATGTAGATATCCTCGTTCAGTTCCTCCTCCCAATGGCTTCCGCCCAGCACCCAACGGATGTGCTTGCGGTCGGTGTAGGTCTCGAAGTAGGTCACCGTCGTGCGGCTCACCTCACGTGTGTACTGTACCGAGAGGGCTATCAGGTCGTCGTACTCGTCGAAGAGCGGATAGATCAGCGCGCCCGTCATGGGTGAGTAGGTCTTGCAGCGCAGTTTCAGGCGGCTCTTCTCGCCCGCATAGTTTGCATCGGTCATCTGCGTGTACCAGATGGTGGCGAACTCACACGAGGCATAGAACTGGCGTCCGCGCTTGATGTTCTCGCTATCCATCTTATTCTTGCGGAAAATGGCCTCCATGATTTGCGCCACCTTCTTCTCGCTCTCATCCTTGGCCTTGTACACACGCTTCACGGGGATGCCGAAAATAAGTTCGGTCATGCGTTTCACGGCCAGTTTCTGCAGGCCCAGCGTAATGCGGCACTGTCTCACCGGGCCGTTCTTCGTCACCACGTCACGGTAGGCCTTGTCGGTCATGACGGGGTGGTACTTGGGTTCATACTCCCTCACCAGTTTGGCCCATGGAATCACTTCCTTGCTTTTCACCATCAGGTCGTGAATGGCCATTTGCGGCGCATTCGTCTGGCTTAAAATCTCTTCAATCGTCTTCATATCGCTATTTGTTTTTTAATAGTAAACTTCGTCTTCGTCATATTCCTCCGGCCGATTGTTCTTGCGTTCGGGCACCGCCTCACGTGGGTAGAAGGTATTGGCCAGCGCGTCAAACTCGTCCGGAGAGTAGCCCAGGCGCGCCTTGATGTCATCCTTCGGCTCAATAAGGATGTGTCCGCTGCTGGTGAACGACCACCGTATCTCGGTCGCCTCCTCGGCGAACGTACCGCCTGGCGGCAGCATGGCGTCCGTATGGTTGTCGGGGTCGAGCCACTCCCTCACGCACCACGCCAGATAAGCGCGCATGTTGGCGAAGGTGTACTGTCCCGTCAGGTCGGTCAGCGGCTTGCCGTGCTTGTCCTTGGCTCCCTCGCTGAACTTGCAACTGTGGATGTTGCGTTTCTTCGCTTTCAGCCGTTCCTCATCGCATACCTCCTCGCAGCGAGAAAACACGCCGGCGCCCTCACCGATGGTGTCGATGAAGACCGTGGAGTTGGTGGTGCTCTTCATGATGGCCATGATATCGCCCGCCACGCGCATGTGGTCGGCCTTGCCGCCCGAATTATGCTTGGCGAACTCCGCCACATAATTATCGAAGCGCGAGCAGCGCACGCTGTTGTCGCGTCCCATGCCGGCCACGTCGATGCCATAGCGCCCGCCGTTGCGGTTGGACAGCCGGTAACCCTGCCACCGTTCGCGGGCCATTTCGACCCAATGCAGCGGGATAAGGGCATCCTCCTCCACCTTGGGGAACTGGCCCAACACCTTCTTGCGGAAGAGGTCGCTCGGCCGGTACCAACAGCCCTCAAACTCGAAGTCATCCTCCTTGACCGACACCTCTTCCTTCCGGATGGGGTGACACCAGTTCCTCACCTTGTCCTCCACCCACTCGTAATCCACCTGTCCGGGAATGATGTTGCGTTTCTCCACCACATTGGGCGCCGT